AAAGTCCAGTGGAAAGAAATTACGGCAATGAAGTTCTAGTGCATTCTATGGATGCTATAGATCTTAAATTTTTGCAGTCTGGAACTGCGCCACTGCTTATGGACCATGATCAAAAACGTCAAGTTGGCGTTATAGAATCTGTAAATCTTGACTCTGACGCGCGTAGACTACGTGCGAAAGTACGCTTCGGAAGAAGTGCGCTTGCAGAGGAAGCATTTACCGATGTAAAGGATGGAATAAAAGGTAATGTATCTATCGGATATTCTATTAAGAAGATGGAAAGGGAAGACGGGGATAAAGACACGTTTCGTGCTATCTCTTGGCGACCTGTTGAGGCAAGCATCGTTTCTATTCCAGCGGATGACTCTGTAGGAATCGGGCGTAGCACCGCAACCGCAAACAATGAACCTAAAAAAGGAGAAACTGAAATGTCACAAGAAGACATAACGCGGATAACTAGCGAAGCTACGAATGCCGCACAAAGAAACGCTGCTCAAATTATTGAGCTTGGCAATCGTCATGGCAAGATAGATCTTGCACAAAAGGCTATCAATGATGGATTAGGCATTGAGCAATTTCGTGAGCAAGTATTGGATAGCATCGCTAGTACAGGGGCTGTTAACTCACAAGAGATCGGACTTACTGAGAAAGAAGTCAAACGCTTTAGTCTAGTGAAAGCAATACGTGCGTTGGCTAATCCTACTGATCGCAAAGCTCAAGAGCAAGCTGCATTTGAATTAGAAGCATCTAGGGCTGCATCATCAGAGTATGGAGTTGATGCACAAGGTATTATGCTCCCACGGGATGTTTTGAAGAATTGGTCAAGGGATTTAAGTGTTACTAACGATTCAGCTATTGTAGCTGATGATTTTAGGGCTGGTGATTTCATCGACGTTTTACGTAATCAATCTTCAGTTATGAGGGCTGGTGCGACAATGTTGACTGGACTTACAGGACCAGTAAAGATCCCGAAAAAAGCAACAGCAGCAGCGGCAGCTTTTGTTAGTAGCGAAGGTGCAGCGGTATCTGAGTCAGAAATGACTGTTGGACAAGTCACAATGACGATGCAAACTTTGGGTGCCTTTACTGATGTTACTAGAAACTTGTTGATTCAATCCTCTCTTGATGTTGAGAATCTTATACGAGATGATCTTACTCAAGCTATGGCGTTAGCGATTGACGCTGCTGGACTAGAAGGTTCTGGATCAAGTGGTAATCCTACTGGGATTCGCAACACTTCTGGTATTAACGGTAAGTCATTTGCTGGAACGAATCCAACATTTGCTGAAGTAGTGGATATGGAAACGCTTGTTGCAGCAGACAATGCTTTGATTGGAACGAGTTTAGCTTACATCTTAAACCCTGCTCAATATGGAGCTTTGAAGACAACAGAGAAAGCGAGTAATACAGCACAATTTGTTGTAGAGCAACCAGGTAATACTGTCAACGGGTATCCGATTTTTGTGAGCAATCAAGCGACGGCTGGTAAAGTTTATTTCGGTAACTTTAGCGATCTGTTGATTGGAATGTTTGGAGGTGTTGACATTACCGTAGATCCTTACACTGCATCCAACACGGGTACAATACGCATTGTTGCTTTACAGAGCGTAGACGTAGCGGTTCGTCATGCAGTAAGCTTCTGTTTGGGTAGTGCATAACAGAGTAGCTCGATACTAAAAGGGGGCGGTAACGTCCCCTATTAGGAGGTAAAAAATGAAATACGAAGTAATCAAAGGCGTTGTGATTCGCGGCACGCAGTATAAAACTGGCGACACTGTTGACATCGACGATCTTCAACTGGCTAATGATATGATGAACCTTTCGAGAGTGATTCCATATACCCCAAAAAAGAAATCAAAGCCAGTACAAACGCGAGCTAAATAATGGCTGTCGAGACTGCGATTGAAAGGGCTATTATGATCGCAGACTTTGGGGTATCGGCAGAGTTTAAACCCTTGTCAGGTCAAAGTAAGACAGTTACTTGTATTTTTGACGATGACTTTGAATCTGTAGAAACTTCTGGAACGATAGCTTTTGCATCAAGTCAACCAAGGATAACAATACCCACAGCTAATTTAACCGGCGTTGTCGAAGGAGATAAGATTACAGTTGATACAGTGACGTATGTGATAAGGGTTGTCAAGGCAGACGGAACGGGTATGACTGAGTTGATGTTGGAGAAGCAGTAATGGCGCATGTACGCAAGCAGATTCGTTCTGCTATGGTCACTGCTCTTACTGGTTTGACAACTACGGGTTCTAACGTGTTTGAATCTAGAGTTTACGATCTTGCTAGTGCAAAATTACCAGCCATTGCTGTATATTCCGTGAATGAAAACTTATCATATCAAAGTATTGGCAGTAACAGATTGCAGTTAAGGTCTAGTATTTTTGGTGTAGAAATATATGTTAAATCTGCATCTGGTTACGATGCTACTTTAGATCAAATAACTGTTGAGGTGGAAGAAGCTTTGTACGCGAACAGAACTTTCGGAGGTCTTGCACAAGATATGAAAGTGATGTCTTTGAATACTGAAGTTAGTGATCAAGGAGATATGCCGATTATTTACGGTACATTGGAAGTTGAGATACAATATCAAACGGATGAGAATGACCCAGAAACAGCAATTTAAGAGGATATACTATGGCTACTTATGCAGGAAAAGGTGGAGCTATGACAAGTCAAGCATCGGGAGGAAGTGCTACATCGGTTCTTGAAATCAGAGATTACAGCTTTACAATTACTCAAAACAGCGTTCCAGATACCGTTTTAGGTGATGACTTTGAATCACATAAAGCTACTACTGGTACTTTTACAGCAACCGTAAACTGTATCTATGACGATTCAGATGCAGGTCAAGAAATCTTTGTACCTGGTACTGATGTCGGAGTTGTCTTCTTTCCGGCTGGCAATAGTAGCGGAAAGGAAAAGTTTACTGGCACTGCATATATTCAGGAAGAGTCTACAAATGTAAGTGTAGATGGTCTTGTGGAAAGAACATTCACTCTTGCAGGTCAGGGGACTGGTTTAACTAAGGCAACCGTTTAATGAGTGCAATAAAGCAAGCTATTAATCATTTTGACGCTAAAGCAACACGTAAAATTGAAGTCCCTGAATGGGACATGACACTTTACACTAAAAATCTTAGCGTAAATGACAAAAAGAATTGGACTACCAGAGCAAACGGTGATAATCATTTATATGTTGTTTATGCTTTAATTTTTGGCGTTACCGACAAGAATGGTGAACCAGTTTTTACAGTTGCAGACAAACACGATTTGTTGCATAACGTTGATGCAGAGATAGTCAGTCGTATTGCTAATGAGGTATTTGCGGACACTACGGAGGAAGACCGCGAAAAAAACTCATAACTGACGATGGTAAAACAGACCTTTGGCATATGTATGAACTTGCTAATTACCTTCGTCAGCCATTAACAACAATACTGTCTATGACTGATGCTGAGTTTAAACATTGGTTTACCTTTTTGAGATTGAAGGAAGAACAAAATGGCAATACCAGTAGTTAAAGGCGACATTGTTACTAGAGTCACAGTAGATGACAAGCAATATGGACCAGCAATAACCAATGCAACAAACCAGTTAAAAAAATTTGATAGAGAAGGTCAAAAAGTAAAAGGTAATCTAAGAATTATTCGCGGTGGTTTTGGTCAACTAGGACATCAAGTACAAGACGTAGCCGTACAACTTCAAACCGGAACAGACGCATTCATAGTTTTCGGTCAGCAAGGCTCACAAATAGCATCTCTTATGGGTCCAGGGGGAGCAATAGTTGGTGCTTTTTTAGCCGTTGGTGCGGCAGTTGCTACTACTCTTTTTAAATTCAATCAATTTGGTGACGCATTAAAAGATTTAGACGCTGAAGGTTTAGAATTAGCAAAAAACTTTAATCAATTAAGCGATCTAGATAAGAAAATTGCTGTAGGCGCAGTATCAGAACAAGCAAAAACTTTAGCTAATGAAATTGTTGATCTAGACAAACAAGTTACTAAGTTTCGCAAGAAAGTAGACGATGCTGAACAAGCAAAAGCAGCGCACAGTGACAGTCAATTAATAATAGTTAAAGATTTACCGGAGACTGAAAGAAAGTTACAAAAATTTATCAATTTGCGAGAGAAAGCTGGCGAAAAATTACAAGACTTATTAAATAGCATCAATCCAGAACATATTCAAGCGGAGAAAGTAGCAGAAGACTTTCAAAAACTAAGTGATACTTTGGACGAGCAAATAAATACTTTTGGTAAAACTAATGAACAAATTATTCGACAAAGTGAAGTTTTTAAATCTTTAGAAGCGGATGAGAAAAAAGTTATCGAAGCCAAGTTGCAGAATATAGAATTATTGAAAAAACAAGCGGAAGAATCTAAGAAATTAGCAAAACAACAAATTGAACAACAAAAAGAGATGGAAAAAGCACAACAACAAGAAAGACAAAGAAGGGCGCAAGAATTTAAACAACACTTGGCAGAGCAAGAACAATTATTTGAGAAAAATCAACAACAAGTAAAAAACATTCTTGGTAATGTAACCGATGGATTTGCAGATGCCATCACAGGTGCTGAGAACTTCCAAGATGCTATCAAGGCGATGGCTAAATCTGTGATCGATGATTTAATACGCATGGCTATCCAAAAAACAATTACCGATCAAATCTTTGGAGCGATTACGTCTGCCTTTCCTGCGTTATTTGGCACTAGCACTGGAGGCTTTAATACTGTTCGGAGTGGTTCAGGTTCCACACAAATTCCTTTAGGCATTCCACAGTACACGGAAGGACCAGCACCACGCATTCAGACTGGGTACACTAATCGAGCAAACGGAGGTCCAGTCATGGGTGGCTCAAGTTACATGGTTGGAGAGAGAGGACCAGAGCTTTTTGTACCGCGTCAATCTGGTACTATTGTACCAAACGGAATAGGAGGCGTTACAATTAATCAATCTATTAATATATCTACGGGTGTGCAAAATACGGTACGTGCAGAGATTGCTAATCTTATGCCTCAAATACAGACCGCAACAAAAAATGCAGTGATTGATGCGAGAAATCGTGGCGGGTCATTCTCTTCTCAGCTTGTAGGTGCATAATGCCAGAAACATTTCCAACAGTCGGATTGCAAAGTCTAGAGATGAGTCTGAAAAGGACGGTCGCTGTAACACAATCTCCGTTTACTTATGAATCACAGACTTTTCAGCATAACGGAGCTATCTGGCAAGCCAATATTACTTTGCAGCCAAGGAATCAAACAGAATCAAGAGTGATCGAAGCTTTTATTGCTAAACTAAAAGGTCGAGAAGGGACTTTTTATTTTGGCAATCCAATGATGACAAGTTCTTTGTCTGCCAACACCGTTTCAAGTGCTGCAATCCGCGCAGAATCTTTTACTTTAGGATCAGGAACAGATGCTGTACCAGCGGGAACACAATTTCAGTTAAATAATTATCTTTACATAACTACTGAAGATAAAGCTGCATCAGCTACTACTTTGAATTTTCAACCTGGATTGCGAGTAGCAGTTTCAAGCTCACAAACTATTACTTATAACCTTCCCAAATCAACGTGGCGTTTAGTATCAAATGACGTAAGTTACAGTATTAATCAATCCAGTTTGTATTCGTTTTCATTTGCTTGTGAGGAAGCACTATGAGTCGCGGGTTAAATACAGCAATGACAACCGTAACTACTGATAGTGTTGTTCGACCCTGCTATTTTTTGGACTTGGCATTTGTGGATAGTAGTAATAATGCGAGTCCCTTGTATTTTTGGACGGGTTTCGGAAGTCTGACGGCTAACAATGCAGCCGGAGCTAGTGTTAGCTATCAAGGTGCTGGAGATTTGTTATCCATCTCACCAATCGAAGAAAGTCAAGAGTTACAGGCAAACGGTCTCACTCTAACTCTAACGGGCGTTAAATCGAGCTTAGTAACCGTAGCTACTACAACAAACTACCAAGGGCGAGAGGCTACTATCAGGCTTGGTGCTCTGGATACCTCAAATGATCTCATTGCAAGTCCCGAAATTATTTTCGAGGGATTCATGGATGTTATGACGATTTCCGATCAAGGTGATTTGTCAACAATACAGATGACTGTTGAAAATAAACTCATTGGCTTTGATCGGGAAAAGCCTAGATATTATACGGCTGAAGATCAGAAATACATAGGTTCTTTAGGTTTGCCGATCACAACAGCGGGAAGCTTTGTGGTAACGACAACTTACAAGATTGTCTCAGTAGGAAATACTGATTTCCAATCCATAGGAGCATCAGCAGACACAGCAGGAGTCGAATTTACTGCTACTGGAGTTGGTTCGGGAACTGGGACAGCACAGATAGTTGATCTGGGATGTCAGTACGTTGCAAGCTTAGAGCAGACGAATATGTACTTCGGGCGACCTACACCCAACGCAACTATTCAACAAACAGGTGTTCAAGGCTTTCCAGGTAGAAGTGGACGTTAAATGATTGAGCGCGAGTCCCTTACGAATTGTCGATACGATATCGAACCCTTACTCTTTGAGCACTGGCAAGAAGTCC